GGATTTGAAGAATATTGCCACCAACGAATTCCTTCCATTGATGGGAAGTATTCAAAATCAGCGTTACCATCATTTAAACCATACCCTGCAATCCACAAGCTGTCAGGGTATTTAGCAATAATTTGTTCATAGTACACATTGCTTAGTGTAAAAGGCTTATAACTATAATAGATTGGTTCATATCCAGCATCCTTAATGACATCCATGAATCTGATACAAGCATCTGTATTAGCTTGAGCATCACCACTAGCATGGTCTTCATAATCTAACACAAGATATTTTACTTTCTGTGGTACGTTATCAATAAAGAATCTAGCCTCACGCTCTGCTTCATCTGAATCTCCACCAAACCAAGCAAAATGATAGAATCCTACAGGAGTTGATTGTTCTGTTTGTGATGACAAGCATGGGTTGATATAACTTGTACTTTCTGAAATTTTAATAATAGTATTTGTTGTACCCATGCTTTCTAGAATACCTGTAATATCATAACCATTATGTGATGAAACATCAATGAATAAGTCGTTTTTTTTCATTTATTTATTTTCCTTTCTTTTAGAACCCAAAAGGGTTCTCATATATTATTGGTTCATCCAGGCATCATTCATTTGTTTGACAGCTGACTCTACGAAGGTATCGAGGTCACTGTCACTCATGTGGATGTTGTATTTATTAAGCTCTGCACGGATTTTAATACGTGCTTGTTCCAGCTTCTCCTCGCCTTTGTAGCCAGTCTCAGATGATACCTGCTCAACTGCATTTACTGCGTTCTTAGCCAAGATTTCAACAATCTTAATTGTTTTCTCTCCGCCCTTCTGAATAAGGTATTCTTTGATAGCTTTAACTGCGATACCAAATAGAATGACTAGAATGCTGATAGCACCATTAATTAAAATTTCATTGATCTGTTGCATTTGTATGTTCCTCCGAAATTTCTAAATTTAAGTATTTGTTAAACAAGGCATCAATTCGCCCGTTCCCTCCAAGTTTCTTGTAACTTGAATGCATTTTATGGATAATGTCGCTCTCATGAACTGTTGTATACCCACGTTTTAGAGCAACAGTGATATCACGTTCTAACCGTAAGTACATAGTAGCCAAGTGCGCTTCATCATGAACTGCTAGTTTATTGTTGATTTCAATAATTTTTTGCTTATTGTCTTCTCCGATGACGTGGATAGTGTTCAATTCGCCTTTAAGCTCTTTGAATTGTTCTTTATTTAAGTTCCCAGCTTTACTGGCTCTCATTCCAAACCAGCCAGTGGCCACTACTCCAATGGTGGGTGCTAGTTGTGTGATAGCGTGTATTAATTTTTCAAACGCTTCTGACCATGACATAACTACCCCCTTATTATGAAACTGGCTTAGTTTCAAGCTCACTGTTGTCTTTAGGTTCCTGTTTTGGTGGCTCCCACTTCCAGATACCAATCTTTCCATTTTTCTCAAGGTCTTTTAGTTCTTCCAACGTCTGCCCTTGATAAGTGAAAGGCTCAGTAACTTGAACCATGACACGCTTGCCTTCCTGGAACTTCTCAATATGTCCAGGGTTCTCAAGCGTGAAGATTTCTTGTGCTTGGTAAGTTTTGCCATTCTGACCTAAATCAACCAATTCAAGACCTTTCTTGTAAAGTGTAGGGTCTAGCGGGTTATCCGTGTCAGTAACCCGTACCAATACAGACCAGTTAGCAATAGCTTTCACTTCTGCAATTTGTGCTTCTTTTTCTGCTAGTTTTTGGTTATAAGTCTGCTCTTGCGTGTGCAAGTCTTCTTGGAGCTTCTTCACACCATCCGCTGGATTTAGTTCAGTAGCGACCTGACCAAGAACTGCCTCAATCAGAACCTCGTCTGTGTCATTAGTGCGGTCACCAATCAATACACGATCAAATGCTGTGTATGGTGCATCTTGACGAATTGCTACAAATGTGCGATTAGCATCTTGTGAGTATTTATTTACTACTTTGAATGTCATATATTATCCTTCCTGTTGTTGTTCTAATTCTTCTGCCACTTTGTCAAATAGAGCCTTCAACTCGTCATTCGACTGTAAGACTTTGTTGATTTTTTCAAGTTGACTGTTGGCTTCTTGAAGTTGTGCTTGCGCTTCTTCACGTTCTGCAATGCTAAATGCTTCTGTAATCATCTTGTTTGCAAGTTGAATACCTAAGTTGTTAATAACTTTATCTTGTGTGTTCATGTTTTACCTCATGTCGAAATATTTTGCATCGTTGTATTTAAAATTATCAAATATCGTTTTAAAGAGAATAAGTAAATTGTAACTAGGCCCTCCGGGCGAAAATTGCAAGTATGTACCATCTCCATATTTTACGCGCAAAGGAGTGTATCCGTTGTATCTGCCACTATCAGAATGGTTCACAACTAAATTAAAAGCATGACTTCCACGCATATAGATACCGACACCGCCACCGCTGTCGCCACCCATAGCACCCCAAACGTCATTATTAGAACCTCTGAAAGCTATACCGTTTGGATCCCATGTTGTCTTCCAACTTGTTGGGCTACTCTGCATTCGAATTTGTCCGTTATTCAAGTCAAAGGTTGCATTCCCATTCAAGCCTGATAACACTCCTCCTTTAATATGATTAGCTGTGAAATCAATTGACTGAATTCTAGTAATCGTCGCTTGTTTCGCAAACAACTCATCAATAAATGCTTGTTGTGATACTAACCTCTGAATGAATGCCGTGTCAAATTTTACCTTCTCAGCCGTAACAGCTTCAGCATCTAATATCGTAGTGGTCACCGAACCTGCTTCAAAATTGGCAGTTTTTAGTTTATCAATCATTGCCGACTTGATAACTGCATTGTCAATTAAGGTCTCGCCTGTGATATGAGTCAACTTACCAACGAATCGATTATGACCGTTAGCACCAATATTGATACCGTTGATTAGGTCGCCTGCGCTATTCAAATTTTGAATAGCATACGAACCAGCAAGTTGAGTGACTTTTGTTCTAACTGCTTCAATCGGCTCTGCGCTATCTTCAGGCGCAGGTTGCCACTTGCGGTCATTAGTGCCCTCATAAAAGTCAAGCTCAGTCATAAATAAACCGCCCCACTTGTTAGGGTTGTTTCTGTCATACTCAAACTGAAGATAGCCATCGTCAAAATTTCCAATATTAAATTGAAATGATTTTTTGATAGTTTTTTCGTTATCAAAAACCGGCCCATTAGTCCATTTTGGCTTACCATCATAGATAAGCTGTTTTTCTTCAAAATCTGCCGTAGAACCTTTTTTACGCTTGCAAAAATAAATCTTGAGATATTTTGAGTTGTTGTCAAATCCTAAAATATTCAATGTGTAATCAGCGCTACGCTTGACAATGAAGCGTGGACTTTTAACGATGGCTCCTGGTCTTAATTCAAACATACGTTTTTGACCGTTAAAATAGAATCCGTGAGACGTGAATCCTAGACGTCCATTCGCTTCTGTCCAATATTTCAAACCATCATCAGCTCGTGAATTTCGGAGCATATTCGGGCCACCTTGTGTTGAATACTTCCCGACCTCTGTCTGAAAAATCTCATTAGACATGACCAATCGTGAAATTTTGTCAGGTAAGCCTTGCTCTGTATTCCCTAAAACACGCTCATATAACTGACTTGTTTCTCTCACACGTTGGAAGTCTACTTCATTGACCTTACCAGAGACTTGGCTTGTTATGTCTGCAATACGTCCGTCAATACCTTGCTTGTATTCTGCAAATCTAGCTTCATTATCTCTTGTGAGTGCTTCAAAACGTTGTCTCGTCCCTTCAACGTTCTCTGTAAAGGTGCTTTTAGCGACATAATCGCTTGAAATACGTTCACGAATAGCGATGATCTGATTAGTCGTCTCTTCCCGTGAATAGCGTTTTAGCTCATCTGATAACTTTTCCCGTTCTTTTTGAGCACTTGTTTTAAAAGCGTTTAAATCTCTGATGTTATCAAGTGCATTATTTCTAGCTTCTGCTGCTAGAGATGCCGCTGCCCCAGCTTGTTTCAGAGCTTCTTCTGATTTTGCTTTAACTTCTTCAAAGCCTGACGGGTTGAACTCCTGAAGCCGTCTGTTGATTTCGTCAGAGAGTTTCTGCTTGTTTTCTTCCGCTTTGGCGTTGATAGCGTTCACTTCATCCGTGAATTGATTGGTTAACTCTTCTTTTTTACGCTCAAAAGCAAGGTCAGCGTTTTTAAGCTCTCTTAATAATTGCCGTTCAAAATTACCTTGAAGCTGTTGAGTTTCGCCTTTAACTGCATCACTCACGATATTGCCTATCGCATTTGCAAGACCAGATTTAAACTCACCAAAACCGATAGACTTCAGTTTCTTAGCCATCGGTGAGTAAGTGTACTTGGTGATTTTCTTCCTTACATCCAAATCGAATGTTCCGTGGTAGATACCTGCCACATCAAACATTTGAACAGGTACATCACTCTGACCGACTACATCAATCTCAAGGCTATCTTCCATCAAGTCACATAGACTAGTTCTGAAATACTGCTTGCCATATTCTCTAAGGCTTGCCTCATCCTTTACGTCTTGGTCGTTGACTTCTACAACATCTTCATAAATCTGACTGTATTTGTTAATCAGTGGACTATCAACCACAACCTTATAGTGCTTATCGACTGCTTTTTCTCCCTCACCTTTGACTGTTGCGATGAAAGTAATGCGAGTCTTCAAAGACTTAGTAGAGGTCTTGTGCTGATAGCTAGACAGGTTTTTCTTATACATAAAAAGCGATTCATTCTCTGAACCGCCATTTTTTAATAACCGTACCTGATAACCATGTCTGACTAAATCACCACCCCATTGACCAATGATAGAGTGCTTATCTTTCGCGAATGCTTCCATGGCATTCTTAGAACCGATATTAAAGGTATGTCTATCTTCAATATTAGAGAAGAACGAGAACGGATTATCACGAGTGATACTTCCAGCAAATTGACTTAATGCAGTTGAACCAGTCTGTCTGTCCAATGAGATAGGATTGACCACATAGTTATTCAAGAGGGTGAAGACTTGGTTGGCATAAACTTGGATATAGCCGTGCTTCTTCTCAACCTCAAAAATGACAAAATCCTGCTCACCGTGAAGGTCATCAGCAGTCAAGAATGTTTCTTCTCTTAGTCGTTGCCATAACACATTATTAGTTGGAAATCTGAATATTAATTGATAGGTGCTATTCGCTTCTTGTGTAATGTTATCATCGTATGCTGCATTAAGAGGGATATTCCCTTCTGTTAAATAAATCATACTAGATACCTCCAATTCGGACGAATCGTCACCTTACGCACGTTACCAGTATAAGTCACACCACTGCGACCAACAGGGATTTCAAAAAATCCACCACGCTTTCTGAGAGTGTTCTGTACTGCGCCATTAGCATTGTAGATATTCTGCTTTCCTTGTCTGCAGTCAATCGTGGCTTTACCGATAATTGACAAGTACATGGTTTTTCTGCCAATAGTCAGTGATACATCTCCATTACCTTCAATCTCAATGATAGGCTCTGAATAGACCGTACCGATATTCTCAATTGTTCCAGCGTTTGTTAATACGACTTGTGCGACATTCTTCGGATATCTGAACGGTTGCATGTCAAGTTTAATCTCTAACTTCCAAGCATGATTCCCAAAAGGTTCAAAACTAGCAGTCACAAAGTTAGCATAAAACAATGAGCCAAGCTGATAGCTAAACTCCAAAACATTATCATTCGATTGGAATTTATCAATAATACTTGAAATCTCAACCATTTTTTTAACGTGAAGAATGAAGGTTCGTTCGTAACTGTCGAAAGAACCATCTAATACACGATAACTGCCATTGACTCCATAAAGGTCAGGCTTCTCTCCTTTCGGCTTAGCAACCTCCACCTTCCCAAAATCTGTCACAACACAACCAGGAAGGCTTGATGTATTAAAACCATTGATGATCATATAATCCATTAAATTCCTCCCCTTGCATAAATACCACCGTGTTGTCGGGGGTTTTGGGGGGGTA